CTGGCTTCTTCCCCGGCTGCGGAATACGCGGCAGGGCTATCCCCTCGAAGCCGAGATCGAGTCCGCGCTCATCCCTTTTGCATTCACCGGCATCTGCGCCGCCTATCGCCTCAGCGAATGGGCCGCCGACGAGCTGGGCTGCCGCCTGGGCGGCCTCGACAAAAAGGCCATCGCCGACCAGATCTACGCCCTCCTCCCCGACCGGGTCGGCAAGTTCGACCTTCGCCTGGTCAAGCGCCTGGTCCCCCGCGAGCGATTTGCCGCCCTGGTCCAGGACACGTTTGACCGCTTTGACGCCCAGTTCATCCAGTCCCAGGCGCGATATCAGGAGCTGTTCCAGGCGTGGGTGGCGGAGTGGAAGGGGAGACGCGGAGACCCGGAGAGGGGGAGACGCGGAGACGCGGGGACGCGGAGAGTGGGGGACGCGGGGACGCAGAGTCCAGGCGAAAGGATGGAAGGACGGAAGGATGGAAGGATGGAGGCGCCCCAATGAGCTGGCTGGAAATCATCGGTGCCCTCGGCGGCCTGACGGGCATTGCCGCCATCGTCTCCGCCTTTGTCACCGCCCGCACGACCGCCCGCCAGGCCGACGTCAGCTCTCTTGTCTTGACAGTTCAAACCCTGCAGACCACCGTCGAGGCCCTGGAGACGGAAAACGATCGCCTGCGCGAGTGCATCGAGACCCTGGAGACCGCCCAAAGCGAGGATCACACCGAGATCTCTGCCCTGCGAGCGCAGGTGGACCGCCTGACCACCGAAAACAATCGCCTGCGCCAGCGGGTGGCCGACCTGGAGGCCGAAAACAAGGCGCTCCGCGACCGGCTGGATGTGCGCTTGGCGGCCGAGCGCAAGGAGGAGCAGGGGTGAATCCCCGCTATACGGCTGAGCAGGTGGCCACGGCTTTGCGCGCCGAGCACGGTATCAAGATCGACGCCGCCCGGTCGCTGGGGTGCCACCGGAGCACGATCGACCGGTACATCAAGCGATATCCGGAGGTGCGCGAGGCGTTTGAGGAAGCCAGGGAGATCCTTATCGACCGGGCCGAGGCGCAGCTCACGGCGGCGGTCGACGCAGGAGACTGGCCGGCGGTGCGCTTTACGCTGGTGACGCTGGGGAAGGAGCGCGGCTATGCGGAGCACGATGAGCCGGGCTATGAGCTGAGCAATGACGACGAGTGGCTCGATTTCAAAGAGTCGGTAAAGAAGGTGTATGGCGGCGCCCCGACGGCCGGGCACTCCGGCTCGCAGGAGGCGGATGACCGGGGGGTGTAGCGATCGGCGGCCGGCGGAGGCCGGCGGGCCGGGAGAGGGCATGGGCAAGGAGCGGTTTACGCCAGAGCAGGTGGTCGCAGCGCTGGTGGAGGCGAAGGGCAGCCAGCAGAGAGCGGCCGAGGCGCTGAATTGCTCGCGGACGACGGTGTGGGCCTATTGCAGGCGCTACCCGGCCGTCGCGGAGGCGTGCACCCGGTCCCAGGAGGGCGGGCGAGAGGGGCTCCACTATTCGCCTGAGCAAGTGGCGGAGGCGCTGCGCCAAGCGGGGGGAAGCCAAAAGCAGGCGGCCCGCCGCCTGGGGTGCACGGAGGGGACGGTGGCCCAGTATCGATCGCGGTTCCCGATCGTGGCCGAAGCCTACCGGCCGCTGAGCGCCAGGCCCGGCCGCCGGCGGTTCACGCCGGAGGAGGTGTCGACGGCGCTGTGGCAGGCAGGCGGTGTGCAGGAGGAAGCGGCGCGCCGGCTGGAATGCACTGAGGAGACGATCGCGGCGTACCGGGCGCGCTTTCCCGGCGTGCAGGAAGCGTTCGAGCAGGGGTGGCGGAAGCGCGGCCGCGGCGGCGGTCCGGCCGGGAATGGGCATTACCGGCGCTTTACGGCGGAGGAGGTGGCAGCCGCTCTCTTGAAGGCGCGGGGGAACAAGGCGCGGGCCTGCCGGCTGCTGGAGTGCGGTTACCGGACGCTGATGCGGTATTTCGAGCGCTATCCGGCGGTGGGAGGGGCCTACCGGGAAGCGAGGGAGCAGCAGCTCGACCTGGTAGAAAGCCGGCTGGCCGCGGCCGTGGAAGCGGGCGAGTGGAAGGCGGTGGCCTTTGTGTTGAGTGTGCCGGGAAAGGAGCGGGGCTATGACCCGCATCGCCGGCTCGAGCCGAAGGCGGTGCCGAGTGACATGCCGCGCGACTTTGCCAGGCTGGTGCGCCAGGTGTATGCCCGCCGCGATCGGCAGGCGGAGAGGGGGGACGATGAGTGAGCCAGAGCAGCCAGGTGACGAGGTGGTCCGCTACATCGAGGCGGCGCACGACGCGGGCTGTCCCGACGACCAATGCCTCAATTTCCGGCGCCTGGGGTACATGGCCCAGCCGCGCCAGCTGCAGTTTCACGCCGCGTGCCGCGCCTGCGACCGCGACGACGGCCCGCGGCAGGTGGGGTTTGGCGGGGCGCGCGGGCCGGGCAAGTCGCACGCCATGCTGGCCCAGATCGCGCTGGACGACTGCCAGCGCCAATCCCGGCTGAAGGCGCTGCTGCTGCGCAAGGTGGGCAAGGCGGTGCGCGAGCACATGGAGGACCTGCGGATCAAGGTGCTGCGGCACGTGGAGCACACGTACAGGCGCAGCGACGGCGCGATCACCTTCCCCAACGGCTCGCGCATTGTGCTGGGCCACTTCAAGGACGAGTCGGACATCGACACGTACCTGGGCCTGGAGTATGACGTGATCGGGGTGGAGGAAGCGACGACGCTGAGCGCCCGGAAGTACAAGGCCATCCAGTCGTGCAGCCGCAGCAGCAAGCGGCACTGGCGGCCGCGCATCTATTCGACGACCAATCCCGGGGGCGTGGGGCACGCGTGGTACAAGCGCACGTTCGTGGACCCGTACGAGGCGGGCGAGGAGCTGGACACGCGCTTTATCCCGGCGACGGTGGAGGACAATGTCTTTATCCACCCCGACTATCGCAATATTCTCGATTCGTACACGGGCTGGCTGAAGCGGGCGTGGCGGTATGGGGATTGGGATATCGCGGCGGGGCAGTTTTTCACGACGTGGAGGCAGGACGTACATGTCATGGAAGATTGGAAGACTGGGAGGATGGAAGATTGGAAGAATGGGAGGATGGAAGGATCCAACTCCACTCTTCCACTCTTCCACTCTTCCACTCTTCCAGTCTTCCTACCTTCCACCCATCCGCCCAACTGGCGGGTGTGGCTGGCGATGGATTATGGGTTTACGCACTATAACGTGATCCTGCTGCTGGCCGAGGACGGCGGGGGGCAGATGTACGTGCTCGACGAGCTGGCGGAGCGCGAGTGGCTGGTGCCGCGGCACGCGGAGGCGGTGCGGGCCATGCTGGCGCGCTGGGAAATCGCTCCCGAGCGGCTGGCGACGTTCGTGGCCGGCGGGGATTGTTTTGCCAGCCGGGCGGTGGCGGAGGGGACGGTGGCGGACCAATGGGCGGCCGAGGGGTTTGCGCTCGAGCCGGCCGACGACGACCGCATCAACGGGGCGGCGGAGGTGCTGCGCCGCCTGGGCGATCCCGAGGCGGGCCTGGCGCCGACGCTGCACATCTCGCGCGCGTGCGGGCGCCTGATCGAGTGCCTGCCGGTACTGGAGCACGATCCGCACCGGCCGGAAGACGTGCGGAAGGTGGACACGGACGACGACGGCCAGGGCGGCGACGACGCGTACGATGCCCTGCGCTATGGGGTGATGGCGGCCGCCACCTGCGGCCGTGCCGGCGGCGCCGGCCTGTGTAGTGAGATCGAGATGGCGGCATTTCTGGATAGCTGGGAACGGTAGCGTTCAGTTGGCTATGACGGTGTGGAGCAGGCTGATGATCGGATTGCGAGCTTTCCGGGAGGCGTTTCTAAGCGCGGAGACGCTCCGGCCCGAGAGCTTTGCCGATTTCGACGCGCGGCGGGTGCGGTACGCGGTGTTCTGGGCGTTTTACGAGAACTCGGCCTATCGCGCGATCCACTCGTGGGCGACCGCGTACAAGGCGCAGTATGGACTGTACAAGCGGGTGCGCAACCTGTACAACCCCGCCTTCCGCCTGGCCGAGTTCTGGAAGACGCATCTGTGGGGCGGCGCCCTCGATCCCGCCGCCGGCGACGGCGAGATCGTCACCTCAGCCCTTCCCATCTCCGTGTCGCCGTGTCACCCCCTCTCCGCGTCTCTCCGCGCGGCCATCGCGCAAATCTGGAAGTGGTCGAACTGGCCCATTCGCAAGGACGTGGTTACGCTGTGGGGCACGGTGCTGGGCGACGTGGGGCTGCGCGTCGTGGACGATACGGAGAGGGGCAAGGTGTACCTGGCCGCCGTTCACCCCGGCACCCTGGCCGACGTCACCCTGGACGCCTACAACAAC